TCGCAACGGAAAACTTTGGTTTCTGTGTCAACTGCTGATTAGATGTCGTCATAGGTCATACCCTCCTGCAAAATAAACTGTTTCAGTTTCTTCAACTGTTCAATGGTGCCGCGAACTGCAAACTTGACTTCGTAAACGTCCTGAGCGGCGGCTGGCGTTTCTGTAAGTGGTTCTTCATCGGAGACGGGTACTTCTTCAACAGGCGGCTGTACTGCGTCAGGCTGCGTCTCTCGCGCTTCTTCAATGGCCTGCTGCACCTTTTCTTCTGCCGCCTGCTGCTGTTCCAGTGCAGCGCGGCGCTCGGCCTCTTGCTGCTTTTGCAGTTCGATTTGCTCATGCCGAGCGCGAACAGTACTCAATGCAAGCGCAACATTCAGCGATTTTTTGTACTCGACCAGCAACTCTGCGGCGTCATCATGGCGTGAAAGTTCCTGCACCTCTTCGGCGATTTTAAGAACCGTCGATGTAAGCGCGGTCTTTGTGCCGTTCACGCTGGTAGAAAGCCCGATTTTAAGGTTCATCTGCTCAAAACGCAGCCACGGCAGATTATTTGCTTTGCAAAGCTCGTCAAAGTAGCTCTGTACGGCCTTGACCTTATCGGCCTTCAAGCCTGCTTCTACCTCATCGATGCGGCGCTTAAGCTCGGAATCTGCCTTCTTGTACGGGTCGGAGATGCAGTCCTTATAAACCGCTTCAAACTGGTTGTACGGCTCCATGATGGCTTCTTTAACGCGCTTTCGCTGTTCTTCCATCGATGCAAACTCTTTGCCCAGTTCCGTGCGGATCTTCTTTACATCTCCGCGCGTTTCTTCCGTGCAAACAAGCTGCATCGCGTTCTTCGTGCGGGTCTCTACATCGGCTTTCACAAGTTGAAGATGTTCCTCGATAATGGGCAACTGCTTCAGCGTGATTACCTGTAATTTCGTTTCCATTTGTCAAACCTCCATGTATTCGAATCTGCGCATGCTCTGGCTCATCCCTGTTTCAGCGGAAATCGTAAGGTCTCGCATCTGCTGATATTTGATGAAGTCTGGCGTAGAGCGGTCATGTATAATCTGTTGCATGGCCTGAAAGTGTTTCTGGTATTTATCAGGGGCGTTGTCCTCAAATGCGGTTCTCATTCTCTCGCAAGTCATCTTTATCCCTCTGCTGCAACCGCAATCGGGATGCCGAGCGCGGTCAAAACTGTTTTCACGTCCAAATCATCGTAGCGGTAAATCGCGCCGTCGATGTCTACAATCTCGTCGCCCTCGTAGTACGGTACGCCGTCGGCGTCCGTACCAATCGGTTCATCATCATAGGGCGGGAAGGGGTTGTCTTGATGGCCTCAGAAGCTAGTCATTCGTCGGCCTCCTGATTTTCTTCCTCATCAGAAAAATGCAGCTCCATCAAGTCGGCAATCGCAAGGTACTCTTTGGCGTATTTGCTGTTGCCGTGGGTTTTCTTGACGATTTCTCGGAACTGCGCCAAATCACCATAAAAGCAGCCGCACTGTACGCGGAGAATTTTATCCTTGCAGCGGAAAAATGTGGTCGCGCGGAAATATAGACCAAAGCCTGTAACGACGGCAAAGTCTGCATTGTCGGAGACCCGCGCATTGCCGGAGACCCACGCATTGCCGGAGACCCGCGCATTGTCGGAGACCCACGCATTGCCGGAGACCCGCGCATTGCCGGAGACCTGCGCATCGCCGGAGACCCGCGCATTGTCGGAGACCCACGCATTGCCGGAGACCCGCGCATTGCCGGAGACCTGCGCATCGCCGGAGACCCGCGCATTGCCGGAGACCCACGCATTGCCGTAGTGAGAGATGTTATCTTCCTTCTCAATAAATCCGCCGAGTTCTCCCTTCTCAACGTCGCCAAAAGCGACGAGAGCCTTAATACGGAACAGCTTCTTCCCGAAAATGTTCGTTACAAATTCGGCGGTCAGTTCAAATTTCTTCATGGCTGGATGCCTCCTTTGGATACAGCCCGCACAGCAGATTCAGCGCCAGCAGGGCGGCGATGGTGGTGGGGATGTTGAGAGAACCGAGCGCGGCCAGCAGCAGCACCAAATCTGCGGTGATTGCCAGCTTGACGGCGGCGCGGGTAAGTGATAGAATACAGTTAGAGCTTTTTGCGATGCTCTGCTTTTTTGCCGTTCCGGTGGTGGTGCACCGGGGCGGCGTTTTTGTTTTGGTCTTCATTCTTTGATTTCCTCCCATTCAAAGCGGCCATTGCCTTGAAAAACCGTTCCAAGCAATGCCTTTGCAGCGCTATGCCCTCTCAATGAGAACTTCCCGAAGCTGGGCAAGTAAGTTGTCTACTCGTTCTTCGCGCGTTGGCTCTTTGTGCGTGGGCCTCACGATGCCGGATGGAAAATAGCGGGCAAAGTCGTCGTATGTAATGTCCAGCGCTTGGCATACTCTGCCGACCTCGCTCCACTCCCAAGGGCTGCGCCCGTTGATGCGCTGCGAAATAACTGCGGCTGGGATATGGCATTCTTCGGATAAGCGCTTCTTGTTGTAGCCCTTGCTTTTGATAAGAGCTGTAAAAGCAAGGTTTGTCATATTCATCATCTCCTTGTAACACATATCAAGAAGTTGTATACTGTGCGAAAGGGGGAAAATAGTATGGATTTAAAAATTCCAGATTTTACAAAAGACATTGACTTTGAAAGCACTCCGCTGAAAAATATTGAAAAAGCATCAACGGAAACTGCCGTACAAGCCAAACGCCTTGCAGAGTTAGCGGAGCGCCGTGCTCAAAAAGCTGAGCAGTATGCAAAGGATGCCGATGCCAGTGCAAAGCGTGCAAACGCTATTGCCATTGTATCGGTAATAATCGCTGCAATTTCTCTTTTCGGCGAAGCGCTTGGCCTTTTCCCGCTCTCTTTTTAACCAGTGTTCAAAGTAGAACGTAAAAACCAGATTGCATATCGCACCGCCCAGCACGGCGCCCTTGATAGCAATTGTGACAAACAGTTTAGTTGTCATTTGGTTGCTCCTTTTTATAAAGCATTCAAGCACAGCAGTCGGAACGTCTCACGGCCTTTAGGCGTGATAAGTGTCTGTGTGCCGCTCCACTTGGTTTTCTCGTTAAAGCACTCTTTAACCTCAAACAATCCGTTGTTTTTATCGGCGTATGGCATCAGCTTTGCTTTTTTATCTCTGTAGATGTATTTCTTTTCCATCAAGAAAGAAATAAACTTTTTCTCTTCAACTCCAAGTTGTTTTGCCGTCTCACGAAAGCTGGTCAGCAAATTACGGTCTACAAGTTCGTCAAAATATTCAGCTTTAGGCTGCATAATAGCATTCTGAACTGTAAGTTCCGAAATCCTCGCCTCACGTTCCGCAAGCGTTTTGTTGGCAACCAGCAGGGCTTTAGCCATCAATTCGGATGGGGTAAGTTGTTCCTGCCCGGCGATGTAACCACCGTTTTTGCGGATACTGGGCAAGACTTCACTGGTGACCCACTTGCGGAAGGGTTTGGCCTCCGGCTTGTCGCTGCGCAGGATGACGTTGTACAAGCCGCTCTCGTTGACAGCCGTCATTTCCTGTGCACCACCAAGGGTGTCCACTCTGACCGGCGCCCTTTCGTCATCGTCCAGCCGTTCGGTAGCATCCCGGTATTTGGAGATGCCCAGCACCTTGCACACGTCCTTCAGGACGAACCACGGTTCACCGTTCATCTCAACCGTGCGTACATCGTTGTTTTCGTACTTAAAAATCTGAATGTTGTTCATTCGCTCACTCCTTTCTTTCCGCGATCAGTTCACTTACAGCCGCTTCCATATTTCTAGTTATCGGCTAGCAAGTAATCAATCGGCACGCCGAAATAGTCAGCCACTTTCTTTAGCGTCGTGATAGATGGGCCGTAAGGCGATTTTTCCCACTTGCCAAGTGCGCCGTTTGAGATTCCGGCGCGTTCTTCAAGGATTGTGCGAGAAATATTGTTTTTTCGGCACAGCGCATCAATTTTCGAAATATTCACCTAGCAAAAGCTCCTTTCTAGTTGACTATTGCTAGAAAATATGCTACTATGAACTTGCGAGATTTATAACAGCATATTTTTAGCTAGTCCGCTGGATTTTAGGGGGCTTGGTTCTTTGTTGCCCTCTATGCTGTCTATTATACTAGCTTATCGCCTAGTAGTCAATAGACTATCGCCTAAAAATATGCACAAATAGTCTAGGTGATTTTTGTGGATAATGTTAAAGCTGTAGAAACCATTCGTGCCCTGTGCAAAAAGAAAAAGACTAGCTTGACTAGGCTAGAGGAAAAGCTCGGTTTTTCAAATGGGTATATCGGCAAAATGGCGAAGAGGCCAAGTTCCCCGCCTTATGACAAACTGGTCGCAATAGCTAACGAGTTAGGAGTCACCGTTGCCGACCTGACAGGGGAAAAAGAAAACCCCGCCAGCGTGTATACTGGCGGGGAGGCTGATACTGCTAAAATGTTGACATACCTCGACAATCTATCTACAAAAAAGCCCACCGTACAAGGCGATGGGCTAATATCTGATTTGCCGCAAGATGTACAAAAGCTCATTTTTCTTTGCCAAGAGAGCCCTCAGCTTGCAAGCGCTTTATTAAATCTTGCGCAGCAGTTACAAAATCGGTCATCTGGTCAGGCGTAAAGGTTGAAACAATTTCAATAAGTTTTTCTGTGTCCGTCATTTCTGATTCCTCCAATCAAATAAGGTTGTGATACTATGGGCTTTTTTGACTTTTTGAAGCCGAAACCAAAAGTAAATGTTTCCATAACTACACATGAGCCGCCTAAAGATGAAATTGCAAAGCAATATGCTAATTACTGCAAAGCACAAGCAGAAAAGCGGCATGCAGAACAGGAAGAGCGTGCAAACGATAATTTTCTGGCGCTTTCCGCTGATGACCTGGCAGACAAAAACGGCCTGAAACCAACAGAAATTTTAATGCTTTCGTATTTAGAGAAATATTCCAGCGGAAAGCCTGTTGCAAAGTTCTGGTATTATGATTATGGTGTTGATGATGTTTGGCCGATTATTAAAAAGCTGGAATCAATGGGATTTGCTGAAAACGGGGAATTGACCGAAAAGGGAAAAGCAGAACTAAATGACAATGAATACGTTTATTTTTATCACAGAAAATCTTATGCTCATTTGGCTTTTACCTTGCCAGAGTTTTGTCGTGCCGTAAACGCTCAAAGAGACATCCCGTATCGGGATTTAATATGGGAGAAATACAATAAACTATACATGGGAGCAATTTCGTCTTCCAAAAAATGTCGTGATTTACGATATTCTATGTATGAGTTTTTGGTAGACGAAAAAAAGTTTGAAACGGCTTTTTCTATGCTACTTGAAATACCTTTTTATGATATGAACTGCCAATATCCTTTTATAGCTCCCAGTATTATGCAGGAACTAAAGAAAGCCCAAAAAAAAGCTGGCTTTACTGAAGATCAAATTTTTGATATGGCAAAAGAAAGATACAGCAGGATGCTTGTTGAAAACCAAACTGTTCCTGCGATAGATGCCGCTGGTATTGTAACATCTTACATTTTTGGAAAAGATGGTCTAGCTCAAAGAGTTTTGAAATCTTACAACATTGATTGCACCCGGCTGTTTTCTGGCAACCATTGATTGTATTTTACACAACTCACAGTTGTATTTCAACAGTTTCACAAAAGTACTCATTTGTCAAGTCTTTATAATCCGCTTTTTCGGTCTTCTGCGCCCGTGTCTTGGTGGAACATCCAAATCAGGCAGTTTCTTCATGGTCTGCTTCCCTCCTCGCACGGTCTTGCAGCACAGCACGGTACAGGGCTTCAATGATTGCCGCATTACGGTTTTGGTAATTCTTTAGACGTTCAACGTTATTCATTGTTGATTCCTCCTGTGTTTTCTGACTACAGTAAGAATCTTAACATGTTTTTTATGCCATATCTTCCATTTATTTCCACGGCGTTTTTTGAAGAAATATTTCTTTATATTTTCTTGATTGATACGGTAGAAAAATTTTACCGCATTTGAAGTGCAAAACATGTAAAAATTTGAGGGTGATAAAATGGAAAGTAGAGCTGATTTCCGAGAACGTGAAGGACTTATTCTTTCGCAGTGCCGGTTGGAATCCGGGCTTTCGCAAGAATATGTAGCCAGGCAGATGGATGTGAACATCCGCACGGTGCGCAACTGGGAAGAAGGGCTTTCCCCTATCCGAAACGATGATCTGTTGATGTGGTTCACCGTCTGCAAACAATCCCCATGGCGCTGGCTGCAGCGAATCTGGATGCCGTCTGCATTCAGCGATACCGATACTCCAAACTGGACGGACGAGCAGGTAGACAAGGCACTTTCTGATTATATCGCTCAGATGCCGAGCCTGTACAAGCGCCGACTGCTGTATATCCTTTGTGGGGCGCACGGGAGCGATTGGGCGGGCCAAATAGATTTGCTGTGTGCTAACGCGCATACGTCCATGCAAAGCCGTGTACGCGTCTGTCAGGCCGTAATACAGAATTACCGGATAGATACCGTAACTGGGGATGACCCCTGCCCGGAAAGCATCAAGCCGGACTTTGACCGCCTGCAAATATGCCTGCAAGCCGGAGAAGCTGCCGTTCTGGCAGGCAACGGCGAATATAACGCAAGAGAAAAATAAAAAATCCCCTGCCGGTGGTGCCACACCAGCAAGGGATAAAGGGCCGTCAACACAAAAAGTTGACGGCATTATTATAACACACAAAAAAAGGAGCCGCAATATGAAAAGGACAAATACCGCAAAATGGATTGAAAGCGCCGGGCGTTGGCAAATCAACGTGCAGAAGGACGGAGTGCGCAAGACGTTTACCAGTGCGAAGCCGGGTCGCACTGGCCAGAGGGAAGCTAACAAAAAAGCAGATGATTGGCTGGAAAAAGGCTTGCAGACGCGCGGGAAGACTGTGGAAAGCGCGTATGCAGAGTATTTGGAAAGGGCCTCTAAAATATCAGGGCAGAGCAACTACAGACCAAAAGAAAGCCGATGGCGCATCTGGATTCAGCCGGAAATAGGCAACAGACGGCTTGAATCGCTCACACAGCAGCAAGTGCAGGCTGTGTTGGACAATGCCAAAGCAGCAGGCAAGAGCCGCAAGACGCTGCAGAACCTTTACGGAGATATAACTTCTTTTTTCCGCTTCGCCAGAAATTCCGGGTACACAACATTTACGCCAGACGCGCTGCACATACCAGAGGGGACGCCAAAGCCCAGAAAGAAAATATTGCAGCCGGAGGATTTGGCAGTACTCATGACCAGCGACAAGACCATGTTTCGGGGCAAGGAAATAGTAGATCCCTATGTAAACGCATATCGCTTTGCAGTGCTTACGGGCCTGCGTCCCGGCGAGCTTCTGGGCCTGCAATGGAAAGATGTGAAAAATGGCTGCATCTATCTGAAACGCGCAATCAATGTTTACGGAGAACACACGACTGGAAAGAACGACAATGCGATTCGCGCTATTGAACTGTCAGACATGGCAAAGAGCGTGCTGGAAGCACAGCGTGAAGCCACCAATAAAGAAAAAAGCGTGTTTGGCGTAACCGACGAGCATCTGCTTTATAAATGGTGGCGCAAGTATTGTGCTCACAATAATATACAGTATGTCTCCCTGTACGAACTGCGGCACACATTTGTGTCAATCGCCAATGTGCTTCCAGAGGGGCAAGTCAAGGCTCTTGTCGGCCACAGCCGCAACATGGACACATTCGGCGTGTACGGCCACTCCGTAAACGGGCAGGCAGAAAAGATTGCATCTGCGCTGGATGCAGCTTTCAGAAGCGCCTTAGAAAGTACACACTAAAAGTACACACTTTTTGTTTTCAGACGGTAGCAAAAACCGAAATGCAGTATGCCAAGTAGCATTATATAAAGTATAAAAGGCAGAAAATACCCACGGTTTGCAATGCGGTAGGGTTCGACTCCCATCAGCCGCTCCATAAAAAATAGCGTAGATTCGTTAGAATCTACGCTATTTTGTTTATGAAGTACACACTTTAGTACACACTTCGCTTATTTCCTAATCAAGTTGTGTACCAAATCTTTGTACGTTTCCGGTTGCGCTTCTTTCAGCGCATCCATAAACTCATCCAGCACACGCCACACTCTACCGGTATCGGCCTTTTTTACAATCTCCAAAAATTCACTCATCCTGTAAACGCTCCAATTTCCGCATTACGCCATTATAAACTTTAGGATTTGCTACATACAAGGCCGACATAAGCTCATCCAGCACGTTCAGCGCTGCTGTGATGTCTACGTTTGACACGGCCCGCAAAAAGTCACTGCCACCAACAGCAGCCCTTGTAGGCGGCTCTGCCGCTTCGTAGTAGCGCACAGGCTCTTGCAGTTCTGCTTTCTGCGGAGAATGGGACGCATCTGCAAGACGCTGATTTTTCACAACATACAGCGCTGCCAAATTTTTAACTCTGGTCATGGTGAGTTCGCTGCTTTCGATTTCGGCTATAGCGCCGTCAATCTCTCGCACGTCAACCATAGCCCTTACACCTCACTTTAACCGTTTCGCATCGTGTCAATGCAGCGCTGGATGACTTCCCTATCTTTGCTGTCAGCCCCGCGCATAATATCTTCCATGCGGGAAATCAGTGAATCGCGCCCATCGTCCATGCTGTAGTGCCCGCGCACATAATGCGAACCGCGCCGCGCATAGCTGCTGCCGCGTCCATAATTGCCGCGCATATTGGCGCTCCAATCACCATCGCGGCTGTAATCCTCATCGCGGCTGTAACCGTCATCTTCCAGCATGACAATTTTGTCGATGTTTTTGATAGTGTCAGTCAGCTTGTGAACAGTTTCCAAGTCACCGGCAGACATTTCACCCTTCTTTCCGATTTCGTCCAGTTCTGCGCACAGCATGTCTTTCAAGTCATACAAAACTTTTTTGCTCATGGTTTACTCCTTTCAGCTCACTCTCTCGACCACAAAGTTTGCGTTTGCAAACAAAACGGTTTGTGTGCTTGTATTTTCGGCGGCAACGGTCAGGCAGCAGCCGCGCGGAACTTCGACAAAAGCCGTGACGTAAATATTAAAATAGTTTTCTACTGCTGCCGGTGTCACGATTGCAGTCGCACTGTTCAGCGGTTCACCGTTGATGGCAAGCGCCGCCGTAATAGCTCCCACTGTGCCGCCGGTAGGGATAGCAATGTTTGCACCAAATCCCACTTTGAAACGGGCTTTGCACTGGTTTGTAATGCCGCGCAGCGTAACAATACCGGCGCCCTCTCTGTGTACGACACAGTTCTTACCCGCTACTGCCGTTTCCGTCAGAGGCACGTTCTGGCCTGCTGCTACGCTCACGGTATTGGCGTTTGTAAATTCAGCCATAAAATCATTCCTTTCAAAAAAAGATAGTGGCGGGACGATTGCCCCGCCACATTTTGCACTATCGGCACGGGGCCGAACATGTCAGATGTTCCGACAAGTTGCCGTATTCGTTTTTAGCATCCGCAGCCGTTGCAGGTGCCGCAATTCCCATACTGATACGGAGCAGGAACGGGGAAAGCCGGAACAGGGCGGGGGTTGTAGTAAGCGAGCTGCCCGCTCATATAGGCTTTCAGCGTTTCATTCTGCGCTGCCTGACTTGCGGCAAGTTGTGCGGCAAAAAGCTGCTGGTTCTGCTCGGCAATCTTGGCATCCTTTGCCTCAATGCGCTGCGCCGTCAGTGCGTCAAGCACAGCGCGGGCGTTCGCGTTCTGGTTTTCGATGATGTCCCGAGTGCCGTTCTGGATAGTCTGGCGCGTGTCGCAAGCCTGCGTAGCGAGGTTGTAGTTTACGCCCTGGATAGCCTCGCGGGTCTCGCAGCAGCAATTCGCCTGCTGCATCTGCATGGCATTTAGCTGCTGCATAAATGCGGCCTGCTGGTTTGCGCGGCTGATTTCAGCCGACATAAAGCCCTGCTGCATAGCGTTCTGCACACCGTTGACAAGCTGTGCCTGAGCATAGAAGCCATCGCACAGGCCGTTGTTCACGACGTCGATTTTGCGCTCAACGTTGGCAAAATCACTGGTGAGGATGTATCCATCAACTGCGCCGGTGCTGCCGTTGCCGCCAAAGCCGTTGTTGCCCCAGTTGCCGCCCCAGCCGCAGAAAACGAAGAGGAAGAGAATAATAATCCACCACGCACCATCGCCGCCAAAGCCCCAGCCGTTGCCATTGCCCGTATTTGCGGGCTGAACAGGCATTGTCATAACAGTGCCGTCCGAAGAAAGACTCATGTTTAACTCCTTTCAAAAGTTGAATGTATTGTTCACCGTGCGCACGGTTTGAACCTATTTTAAGAATCCCTGAAACTGTTGCGCCATCGCTTGCAGCTGGTTTAGCTGTTGCTGGCTCATTTTTCCAGATTGCAGCAGCTTTTGAACTTCCTGCTTCGGGTCGCCTTGGAAATTCTGTCGGAACTGCTGAAACTGCTGCATCATTTGCTGGAATTGTCCCATTGCGCCCGGCATTTTGCCGCCGCCAAGAGCGTTAAACAGAGGGTTGCTCATTGTCTGCCTCCTTTTTCTTTCGCGTCAAAGGCTTGTCTGCCGTCAGAGCGTCAAAGCGGGCTGTCAGAGCGTTAAACTCCTGCCGTGTGACATATTCTTCTTTTGGCTTTTGCGCGGTATGTGTGGGCTGTTTCTGGCTTGCCGTGCGTTCCGAGTAGTCAAAAACGCGCAGGGGCTGCGGCATGCCGCTGGCATCGGTGGACTTAATGTAAAAAGTGCTATTTTCACTATCCATCAAAAGCACGCTATTTCCAGCGGCAACCATGTATGCTTTTGCGCCCTCTTCGCCTTGTACCCAAATAATCGGTGACGGTTGCTGTGTAACCTGCTGCTGTTGCTGTGCCGGTTGATACCCCTGCCGCCACTGCGCAAGCTGATCTGGCATTGCAGCGGGCATCTGCTGCCCCATTGGATAATATCCCGGCGCAAATCCGGGTTGCTGATACGGTACGCCAAACGCCATAGTCAATCATCCTTTCTGCCAGTAGTACAGCGGCACTTCATCGCCGCTGTCCCAAGTATCAAGCCAATCGCCATTTTGCACGCACACAACATGCGTAGCCATTGCCAAAATATACGTGCCGTCCGAGTGGTCTTTTGCAAACTGCGCCACTGTGTAACAGTCCGGGCAGCTGTTTGGCAACGCGTAGCGCTTCCAACCACATTGCCGCAGATAACTGCCCCATACATAGTTTGCAGACGGCATATCATGCAGTTCAAATCCTGCCAACACAAGCGCCGCATATACAGCCGCCCACTCTTGATCCGTTGCGGCTGCAATGGCTCTGACGGTACAATCTCCGACGCGCTTTTGTTCTGGATTCAAGTTTAATTCTCTGTACATGGTTTTATCCTCTATATTTATTGTAATAGTTTACACATTTTCGCGTGCGCCACATCTGCGCCAACTTTACGCCAACTTTTTTATAAAAATCCCGCAATTCCTCTTGACACTACTACGCTAGCGTAGTATAATATAGACACAGTAAGAAATAATCACCTACACGGGAGGACATAAAAATGAGTAAGCTCGATTTTAGCGACATCATCTATAAACAGACCCACGTCAGCATTGACAATAACGCCCTCATCGACGACATCCGCAAGGCCATCAGCACCAGCGAAATGGAGAACGACGAGCGCCAGCGCATCACCGGCCAGGATGATGTCATGGAGCGCTGGGAGTACCTCGTCGACTTCCACCGGGACGAGATTCTCGACGACGACGGCGAACTTCTGCAGGTCACTGACACCGTGAAGGTCATCGAGATCGCCATTTACCCGCGCAGCCGTAACTCCGTCTTTGTCCGCGCCGGATTCCCTGTCAATGAGGACATCTTCGTTGAACTTCCCGCCGACGCCGCCAGCTTTGAAATCTAAAAGGAGGCCATCTATGGAAATTTCACTAAAGGAATACGCCGCCCGGCACAGCCGCGCCGCGGCGACTGTCCGCCAAAAGGCCATCCGCGGCGGATTTAAGACCGCTCGCCGCGTTGGCCGTGACTGGCTCATTGATGAAGATGAGCCCTACATTGACGAGCGCTTTGCTATGCCTTCCACGCCGCCAGACCTGTGGCTTTTGACAAACGGCAGGCACAGCCGCACCATAAGCGACGCCGGTGCCGTCAAAATCGGCAGCGACGAATTCTCCGCTCTTATTCCAACCGGCGCGGGTGACGGCGAATCCGCCTACTGCATCTATACGCGGGCAGAGATGGACGCCGTCGGCATCAACACAGCCGACCTTCACTACTTCACCCTTGTTTCCGGCAGCTTCAACATCTACGACTACGACTGCGGGTGCACCGTATCGGAGACTGTAGAAGGAATCTTCAATGTTTTCTATGCGGACGGCATCGTCTTTTTCGTAAAAGCCGAATAAAATAAAAAAGCGCCCCTCCCGTGTCCACCATGGACACAAAGAGGGGCGCTTTTTATTCAGCCTTCAACTTCCCAACAATCGCCTTTACCCGTCTGTTCACCGTCCTCTCACTCAAATTCAGCTCTGCCGCAATATCAGCATTGCGCCAGCCGCGCCGCCGAAGCTGCAAAACATCCGTTTCTTCATCGGTCAGCAAACCGCCGACAAAATCAAACTTTGGCATGATTACTCATCCTTCTTGTTCTTGCTTTCGGTCTGTGTTCCAAAATAGAAGGCCACGACCATCGTCACAATGGTCATGACTGTGTCAGGCTGTAATTTCTCCCGCAGCGCCAATGCCGCAAACACTGCAACGACAACCAGCGTCACAATGGTTTTTACCTTGAAAAGTGCGGCAATGTTTTTCAAAAAATCGCCCATAGATATGCACTCCCTTTCAGCCAATCAGATGATTTTGCAAGGCTTCCTTTGCTTTCTGCATCTGGTCAATGTTGTTCCCATCCAGATTGTGGTCAAGCAGGGCAAGCAATGCCTGCATGGTCACATGCTGCCCCTCGTCCATGCGGTCAAGCCGCTGTTTGTCGTTTTTCAAGAATCCCTCCATGGCGTTCACCCGCTCTTCAAGCTTGGTAATGCGTTTGTCCTGGTCGGTCTTCGGCTTTTTTACGGCAGTGATTACTTTGCTAATGGCAACGCCACCGGCATACAGACCGGCAGCAGCCCCCGCCGCATAAATTAAAAACGCCCAGGCCTCCGCAAGCGTAAACGAGAATACATGCTGCATCGGCATCACACCTCCGCCCATTCAGATTTGTACAGCCCGGCATCCGTCAGGCCGCGTTCCTTGCACAGCAGATAAATCGCATCTGCATCTCCCTGGCTCACCGGCCCGATGGTAATCACTTGTAGCTTCCTTTCAGGCTTGTCCACCGTAGGCAGGGCCTTGACCAGATGGTTCAAATCAACCTTCTCGGTGATGCCCGGCACGCCGCCCTTTGCGGTCTGGCTGTACTGGTGGATGTATCGCGGCAGGCTCGTGTCGTAGTTGGCGCGGGCGTCTGCCAGCCAGCCGATGTAGTCCTTGCACAGGCCCTCGTAATCGATGTTTGCCGTGGCAAACGACGTAAACGTGTAGACGCCCGGCTGGTAGCCCAGCGCCGCCGCACGCACGCAGAACGCTCGGGCGCAGGCCGTGCGCTGCGCCTTGGTCAGGTTGTCCGCACGGCCATCGTGGACGCCGGTCTTGGTTGTGTGTCCCCATTCGCTGTCGAAGAACAAGGGATAGCCTGTCGGGGCAAGGCTTGCGCAGAAATCAGCTTCCTCGCAGGCTTCGTCCACTGTGACCGACTGTGAGAAGAAGTAAAAGCCGAACAGCTTCCCGCTTGCTTTCGCCCCTGCAAGGTTGGCATCGTACTGCTCGTCTTTCATCAGCTTTCCGCTGCCGTAGCCGCGATACCCGATGCGCACCAGGGCGCGGTAGGGAACCTTTGCCCAGTCGATGGTGCCCTGATGGTGAGACACATCAATCAGAACTTCCTCGCCGCTGGGCTGCACAGGCTGGCCACCGTATGTGCCCGCCTTGTTGGGTATGCCTGCATACGCAGTCGGGTCAAGACCCTTGCTCGTGGCAGTGGCTCGCACTTCAAAGTGGCAGTGCGTCCATGTGCCTGCGGCGTTGCCGGTCTGTCCGACAACCGCCAGCACATCGCCGGTCTTTACTTTCTGCCCTACGCTTGCAAGCAACTTGGAGCAGTGGCAAAAATACAGGTAGTTCACTGCATCCGGGGTCTGGTTTGCGTCCAGCTTCACGCAGATATAATAGCCCCATTCCCATGTCTTGTTGCTCTTGTTCGTCACGATGCGGGCTGTAACAACGGTTCCTGCAATGCTCTTGCCGTTGTAGCCGGGCATGCGGATTTTGTCGTCATCCATACCGCAAACATCAATGCCGCCGTGCCAGGTCTTTCCGCCGTCGCGCGTGTAACCGTAGCAGCTGTACGGGTACTTCACGAGATTTCTTCCGCTAAAAATCATGGTATCACTTCCTATCATTCGTCGGTGGTATTTTCAGCGCCGTCAACCTCCGGCACATCCGGCGTCTCCGTAACCTCGTCTGCGCGCGCTCTCTCATCCAGCGCATCATAATACGCCTGCGCCAGCGTCTCCACCTCGGCAATATCCGCCTCATCCAGCAGGCCGTTGTCGTAGTGCGTGTATGCTTTGTCAAGCCAAAACGCAACATCACGTCCTGCTGCAATCTCCCGCTTGATACTGCGCAGTGTTAAATCGTGCCGCGCTTTACTTTTAATCGCCATGGTAACTACTCCTTTCATGTTTGAGACGCAACCGCATCTTCCAAATCGGTGATTCGTTTAATTGGGTCTGCGCGCCCAGTAACAGTCGCGCTGTCGGCATCGGTCAGCACGGTGTTCACACCTGCAAGCGCGGGGATGGGCTGTGCGCCTGTCGCAGTGAAGGGCACAGGCTCTGCCAGCTTGTAACAGACTTGCACAGGTGTTCCTGCGGCGTACTGGGCGGCGAGGTAGGATGAAAACGCACTTATGGTTTCAAATCGCTCATCCTTAATTCCAAACAGCCATCCTGATATCCCGCCGCTCACGCCAACTTGTGCATTTTGAATGCGGCTAAATCCAAGGACACCTTTATAAAAGTTGCTTATAGGCGCAATATCTTTCCTTGAGTCGGAATATCTATTTGCGAGAATGAAAAATACGCCGTAGGTATTGTTAAATCCCCATCCTTCCGTCCCGTCCAGCGTCAGCGTTTTCCACGTCTCCTGTCCCTCTCCCGTCACCGCGTCCACTTCACCGCCATACACGGTTTCAGGCAGGGTCAGGGTGTTGGTCTGCCCGATGTATGGTGTGTAGGTGGAGGGAGTAGTGGTGCCTTCAACAACTTCAATTTGGAATTTGAAGTTGTTGAATACTGTGCCTTTTCGCCAGCATTGCAGCATAAAAAAAAGCTCGGTTTCTACCAGCGCAGCATCGCTTGTAATATACACATCAAGGTTTGTGCTGTTTGTATCACCACGGAAGTAATGATTATAATCCGTAGAGAACAGCGCATAGGCAAAAGTAATGCCGTCACCGCTTCCAAGAGAGGCACTGCCGCCCACCTTTTTGATATACATGGTGTAGGTTTTTCCCGCGGCCCAATGCAGCCGACACGTTCCAATCGTGATATTGCCTTTTCCAGCAAGTGTTCCGTTTAACGTGATATTTTTTTCTGCGTCTACTGCTATTTTAATGTCTGAAGAGGAATCTTCTGTGCTTAAAAACTCAATGACATTCTCCCCACACCGCTCTACTTGCACACTATCTCTGCCGTGGATAGGCCGGATGTTTTCCGGTGACGGCGTTCCCGTGCCCTCCTGCATGGGCTCCCACTTCGCTTTCACCCCCAGCGCATATCCCGCCACAGGGTAGCACACAACAGGGTTGCCGCTTTCTTCCAGAGGCGGGCAGAGCATATCAATGATGTGCTTGCTGCTCCACGGCGCGTCCTCGCTCACCGCCGCATCATCAATCTGTACGCCGTCCTTTCCGGCAGGCCCCTGCGGGCCAACCTCTCCCTGCGGCCCCTGCTCACCGCGCTCACCCTGCGGGCCAGTATCACCCTTGGGGCCAACCGGGCCAGTTTCGCCAACAGGCCCCTGCGCGCCGGTATCGCCCTTCTCGCCTTGTACACCCTGAACGCCCTGCTCACCTTGGGAGCCGCGCTCTCCGGTGTCGCCCTTCTCGCCCTGTGGGCCTCGCGGGCCAGTTGCACCCGTTGCCCCGGTAGGGCCTTGAACTCCCTTTTCTCCTTGCGGCCCCTGCGGGCCTACGGGGCCTCGCGGGCCAGTATCGCCCTTGTCGCCTTTGTCGCCTTTGGCTCCATCTTTGCCGTCAAATTTGCCGTTAGCCGCATCATTTCGCAAGTTATCGGCCACGCTCTTTGCTTCCGCGCTGTTCTTTTCTGCGTTAAGCGCAGCCTGCAAAACCTGCGTGGCAAGTGATTCACTGGGTTTAAACGGCTCAGTTCCACCAACGGGGCCGCGTGTAATCACGTTGTATCCCTGCGTTTTTGTGATGCGCTGCACACCATTGGCAACGCCGCAATACACGATAGTGCCCGTACCCTCATTGGCGGTTGCTTCGGCAGGCACATCAATCAGGCCGTTTTCCGGCAAACGGATTTCACGGGGTTCGCCCTTCGGCGGGTTAAACGTTGCCGTTACAGCAAGCCCGCTCCACGTATCGTCAAGGGTCACATGCAGCTGCTCGATACCGTAACTTCCAAAAGTGCCAAGCGATAAGTTGCCGGGCCGAACACTGTACCCTTTCAGCTGTACTTCATGCAATGCCATTACACGCCCTCCAATCTGGCTATAACCGCATCGCGCCACTTTTTCGGAACATCTTCAAGTGTCATGCGGCATACATAAAATTGCATCATCAGGTAACACCTCCCGCTATCAATGCGGCCAGCTCTTCAATCGCCGCCGCGTTTGCGTCCGCCTTGGCCTGCAAGGCAGCTTCCAGCACTTGCGCCGCCAGCTCTGGCGTTGGCTCTGCATCCGTGCTGCCGTATATGCCCGCTTGTTTAAGGATATAATACTCCACGTTACAACTCGCCCGCTGCACGCCGGGGCCCATCCCGGCCAGCACAAGCACGCCATCCTTGGCCTCCTTCGTCACCTCAGGCGGCACGTCCATGGCATCCCCATCCAGCAGGGCCACGCGCAGCGGCTCTTCCCGCCCGGGGATGTGCCACGTTGCGGTGAGATTCAGCCCGTCCCACCCGGCCCCGCGCTCGATTTTTATAGTTTCCGTGCCATAGCTGGAATTAGTTCCAAGCACCAGCTTTCGCGGTGTAGGGGTGTAGTTGTCCAGACTCAAAGTATGTACCATGCCATACCTCCTTAACAGTACAACAGTTTCTCGGCGTTGATTACGATTGGTTCTCTGCCATGGTTTTACCCCTCCTCTTAGTAGTAAATCAATGTGATATGGCGGTTGATCACTCCGTTGTAGCTCCATGTAACGCGCACGGTGTTACCCGAAATTGTTAGACTTGCTATTTCGGAACTATTACCAGAAGCAGCGATGTTCGAAACACCGACCAATGTGCCGCTGGGCAACGTGTATACCCAGTCACCATATGAAGTGGCCATGGTGATTGTCACCGTTTTCAGCGCCACAGCGGTGACTTGCCCGCTCCCATCGTGGAATCCGGAGGGAATGGTCGCCACGCCGCCGGGGGAGAGCGTTGCCCCCCAGCTGCCTCGGTTCGGCATTTTCCCTTCCTTGATGGTTTTACCGCCTGCGTAGTATTTCTTTCCGGTCAGCACATCGGTATCTGCGGCGGTGGCCTGTGCCAGCTTGGACGCGCTTAATCCACCGCCGCCGTTAAAATCCAGTCGGCTCCCGTCAAAGGTAAACAGCACCCACCGCCCGGCAACAACGCTGTCACCGTCCGCCGCATCCGCGCCGCAGTACGCAGGTACGGCCACACCGTTGACTGTCCACGTATCGCCCGCACTCCACGCGGCGGGGACTTTAAACCGCCCCACCGCGCCTTCTCCCGTCAGCGCATACACGCTGCCGCTCTTGCTGCACTCATATTCCTGCACGCAGACATTTAACCCGCCACCAGACGGGTCATACTGTGCCTTGGTCATCATTGCTGTGCCACCGTGCAGTTGAGCCAGCTCGGTCTTTACCTTTTCAAGCAATGCGGAAAACTGCGCCTGAATGGTAGTAGTATCAACGCTAACCCAGTCCGTAACAAGCCCACACACATCGGGGTCAAGCCGTTCGTCCGTGATGCTATCCGCAGAAATGCTGCTTACAGCTGCTGCAACGTAAATACGCGCAAGAGAAATTTGCCGTTTCAAAGTGTTGTTTGTAAGTTCCGGGGCGGTAGGTGCATTATTCGGCGTTCCTTTTAGCACTTCAATACGCGGCTTTTCCGCATAATCCACCGTGTCCCAGCTAACAACAATCCTGTCAATACGTGGCAAAATGGCATCTGGCAACGGGATTGTCAGATGCAACTCGCTTCCAGTCTGTTCTTTTGTATCATTCCAAAAAACTGTGCCGTCCGCTTTGTCGTTCGCCAGCCAGCCCACGCCATCTGAAACGCTTACCGTCATATCGCCGTTTGCGGTAACACTTAAATTGCCATCTGCGCCAAAAACGCCGCTGGAACGCCCATGCAGCCATTTCATCACGTTTTCGGCTCCGATATATTCATCTACGTTATTCGGAAAGTTTTTGATTTCTGCCACTTTATCACCTCAAAACTGTTAAAATCGGGTCGCCAATAACAAGCTTGACGCTTGATCCGTTTGCATCCTGTGAATACTTTGCTGCCGTGATTCTTGCCTTGTACTTTACACCCAGCCGCAAAGAAACGCACCAAACCAAATCGCCAACATTGTATGCCGTGCCAAGCTCGTCACCGTCTGCGCCAATGTCAAATCCGTTTCGGTTCAAATGGCTGCCTAGCTGCAACGCCGCATACTGCTTAACGCGCGTCTGAAACGCAGAGTTTGTCTCTCCATCCTGCTGGCTATCTCCGCTGAAGCTCGCCCACAGTTCGCGCCGTTCCGCATCGCTGGCCGTGCCAGCCTGCACCACAAATTTTGTACCGTCTTTGTACTGCGCTTCACAGTAGCACACATTTTTGTATTCAGAAATATCCTTGTCAACTACCAGCCCGGGCGCTGTTCCGCGTTCCTGCACAAACAGCACGGCGTCTAATCCCTTTGTGCGGTCAACACCCTTATACAATTCAAACGTTTCCGTCTTGGCTCTGTAGTCCAAAACCATCCGGTTCCCAATCCCGGCATCTGTCAAAATCGGTTGTATGCAGTTTAACAGTTCATCCCCGTACACCTCTGTTGCCGTCACGGTTTCTGTCAAGCCTTTTTTCTCTGCCAGCAGTATAGGAAGCCCGCGCAGATTGGCAGTAATAACGCTGTATACATCCGTTTCCACGTTGGCAATGCTGGAAGTTGCCGCAATAACACGCCGGTTTAGCTTATTGTTCAGACTGTACCCGTTCAACGTGATTTCGCTATTATCACAATCGAACTGTATTTCTTCCACCGTATACGCAAGTCTTCGCTCTACAATGTACAAAACAGCATCCAGCTCCACTATCCCGATGTTGTAATCATCCATCGGCAAAACTACCGTAAATTTTCCCACATCGTTATAGTAGTCGCTGAACTCGCTGCTGATAGCGTGCGTGATTTCGTGTCGGTTACTAAGGTCATGGGAGAACAGCTCTAATCTCATATTACCGTTACACCCGCACTTTCTTCCGCAAACGAAACGCTCATTTCAACGTTTTCAAGCCCACTGTCCGCAGTAGGTTTCCACGCATTATCGCCCGTATGAATTCTGTACAGTGTACTTTCAAGCGTCAGCGCACCTCGACAGTCACCGTCCTTAGAGCTTGTGACCGTTGTCTTTCCGTGCGATGTCTTGATAACAACACGCTCATCTTCCACAAGCGTTTTTTCCAGCCGCAGCACTTCACCTGTCAGCATGTTTTCAATGCCTACGTTTGTTGCAGTCTCGCCAACGCAATTGATTTCCAGCATAAACGGCACATCAAACTGCCCAAAATTCTGCAAAACAATGTATTTTAGAACAATGACTTTGCCAAAATAATACGTTTTGCTGATATTCCATGGGAATTTAAAACCTTTTTGCACGCCGCGCAGCTGCATTGCCTTTCGTTCGCCGCTTTCCCAATACGGGTAGGGGGCAAGCAGGCCAAGCTGGAACGGCGCACCGCGTTTTGATGCGCCAATGGTAGGAGATGCCGTTACAATAACGTCTATGTGCCAGTCTCCGGCATATAACACCCCTGTCAAGTCAGGCCGTACAACGGTCATAAGCGCGTCTTTCAGCGCTTGTGCATTGTCGCCGATAACTCTTCCATTGATGGTAATAGGCCGCGTCTGAATGGCTTTAGATTGCACCGTAGCGCCCACTTGGCCGATGCCCTGCGCCGTGTTGGCAGTGACCGAAATTGTATCAATGCCATCCGGCTTGCTGATAAGATAACCATGCGCGTAGTCAAACACGATAGACTGCCCCAGCGAATTGACGTACTTGAAAGTCTTGCTTAAAAAACTCATAACGCCCACCTCGCCCGCTGGAAATACGCCGCTGTGCTTGCTGCCAGTTCAACCGGTGTCTGCTTTGCTGCGTAAATATTTTGCGTCAGGGTAAAACCGTTGCTGCTGCTCTTACCGCGTCTGTAAGCATCCGCTTCATCGGCTGTCAGCACCATTTCGCCGCGATGCAGGTTGGCAACATAGTTGTTATACGGAACGAAATCAAGGCCGCCTGCACGGCCACCGGTTGTGCCACTACTGTTGACATCCACATTAACAGAGCGGTTCCCGAACAGGCTGTCCCACAAACCATTGAACCAGCTGACAAGGCCGTCCCAAGCTGCCGAGATGCCGTCAATAATGCCATCAATGACCGCGTTGCCCATCTGCATTGCGCCTTCTACAATGTCCGGCAAATGTTCTATAAAGTAAGTCAGCAGGGTCTCCACGATAGATGCAGCAGCAAGCATAATGTCCGGCAAGTGTTCCGAAACGCCCTCTACAAACGCAATCAGCATTTGTCCGGCAGTGTCAAGCATCTGCGGCAAGTTCTCATTCAGCTTTGAAACCAGCGTCAAAACGATTTGCAAGGCAGATTGTGCAATGGTTGGTAGCATTTGATAGATGCCGTTTCCCAGCACAGTTATAATCTGAATTGCCGAATCAATAAGTTGCGCCGCGTTTGCGCTGATTCCCGTCACAAGCGTCTGCACGATGTTCACGGCAGACTGCGCCAGCTGCGGCAGAACGGTTTCAATCAAGCTCGGCAGCTCTGCCATGATGGGAGGGACAAGGCTCTCTATCAGCTTAGCAGCGCCGTTCAGGGCGACTTCTATGCGGGGGATGATGTTACTTGCCGCTGTAGTTGCGCTATCCACAAAGTTGCTGATAAGCTGCTCAAAATTGGCATTATCATCGGCAATTCCAGTTACAAGGTTTGACCATGCGGATTTTGTAGCGTTCACACTTCCTTGAATCGTTGTGGATGCTTCTTTAGAGGTCGTACCAGTAATGCCCATTGCGTTTTGAACATCATGAATCGCGCTTACAACGTCCGCATAGCTGTTAATGGTGTAATTGGTATAGTTTCCCTGCGCGGCTTTCAGCTTGTTTGCGTCATCAAGTAGACGCTGCATTTCGGTTTTTGTGCCGCCATAGCCGAGCTTCAAGTTATCAAGCATAGTATAATTTTGCTTGGCAAAACCGTTATACGCATCTTGGATAGAAGACATCGCCGTGCCCATTTTATTTGAGTTGTCTGACATATCCGAAATGGCAGTGTTCGCAAGCTCTGCCGCTTGTTCCGTATCGCCGCCCAGACTAGACACAAGCGAAGCTGCAAAGGTTGTTGCTGTGTTCATGTACTCGTTTGCAGAAAGTCCAGCCGTTTTATACGCGTCGGCTGCATACTGCTGAACTTTATCGGCGCTGGTTTTATATAGCGTCTCCACGCCACCTACAAGCTGCTCGTAATCTGCATAACTGCTAATTGCTAGTCCCGTCAACGCTGAAATTGCTGTTGCACCTGCCGTAGTAGCGGCAACGGATACTTTCGCAACGTTCGTAGCAACGTTAAAGATGCCTTTTCCAACTGTTGAAGCGGCTGAACCAACCTTTCCGAACAGTCCCGTTAATCCGCTTGCGCTGCTCTTCGCATTTTTCAAGCCTTTCTCGTATTCGCTGGAATCTAGCGAGATTTTTGCAAAAAGGTCAAATACGTCCACTTACTCGCTCACCTCCTGCCGTTCTTTTGTTTTCAATCCATGCCGCGCCGCAAAGTCTTTGAAATCTGCCTGCACCTGTTCTGGTGTCCGCGTATCCACTTTTGGCGGGTGGATAATGTCAATATATCTCGCTGGCCTGTCCGTTACGCCTGTCACAGCTACCACAAGGCTCCACGCACTGTCTGTCATGTACACCTTGTACATTTGTTCTTCAAAATCAGCTTTTAAAGCGTAAGGAAGCGCCGACACAAGCGCCTTTGCGCCCAGTTTCGGCATTTTCAGCAGTACAGGGATTACTTGTTCTGCCCGCCACCGAGATACGATTTGAAAAAATCAACAAAACTCTTATCGTTCACCAGGGCGTAAACTTGCTTGCAGGTGATAAGGAAATTCTGCTTGCCGATTTCTTCCACCGTCAGGCCGTTGAACGGTGCAAGGATTGCGTATACATCCTCGCGGTGCTGCTTCAACGCAATGTTCAGCAGCTTAACAATTTTCGCAAGGCCGAAACGCTGCATTGCAATGCGGGTCGTTTCGCCCTTCGGCATCGCTTTCTGCATCTCTTTCACAAGCGCTTCATCATCAATCAGGTTTGTGATGGGCTGCGCGATTTGCAAAACGACTTCCAGCGCTTCATCAGTGCTAAGTTCAGAAAAAATACGCATCAGGCTTCATCCTCCCCGGCCTTGATATACACTTCGCACGGCACAATGTCCTGCGCGGTAATGGAGTAGTGCGCCGTGTATTCAAAGCTCATCTGGCCTTTTTTCTTGTCGCCCGTCTGCAAGCTGAAACCGCCGGTAGACAGCGTATTTAGCATGTGAATGGCGCAAAAACCGCCATTAGTAGTGCCGTGCTTGTCCGAATAGTCGCAAAGCAGCCACAAATCCGTGAAGTCTCTGTCTTTCAGGTCGTTGCGCGGCGTGATTTTTGAAACCTTGGAAGTAGTCGTAACCTCCGCAGCGCCAAGCATGCTTTTGGCATTTTCTGCCGATGCCGAAACATAAGTGCCACTGCACTTGACTTCCCAGGATTCAATCTGCTTCAGCTCTTTCATGTTCTTGGGACAGTTGTCGATGTCCTCGCCGAAGTCGGTAAAGCTTGGCACAGCCGTAAAGTTGATGCCGCCAGTCGTAGCGCCCAGCAGCGCACTTTCTTCCGGCGCAGTACCGGCAGTCGGGTCAAACGTAGTTGCAAGATACCCGGCGTTCAGAACCAATTCCTTGAACGCCGATTCGGGGATACGAGTAAATTTCATGCTTTCTCCTCAATTTAGGCATAAAAATTCGGCGGTCACGTTGATGTACCGCCGTTTTAGGTTTTTGTCTGTGTCATCTGCCAGCGATTGACTAAACGGTGAGCCGGGTTTGAGCCAGATAATCCCATCATCGCACGGCAAAGTCGGGTCGCCTTTTGTAAGAGCCGTCAAAAGCTCTTGCGCCTTTGCGTTTGGCACAGCTTCGGATGTGGTATGAAACCACATATTTACTGTGATAGATACAGAATTTGACCAAGTATCCATCACAGCATCATAGGTCAGGTATGGGAGTACAGCGTCATCCGGCACGGCGTTGCTTGCGTAAGCGGTCATAAATCGCTCAAAAAACTGCTGTAATGCAGCGCCCTTTGTCATGTAGGCAATCCCTCCCGCAGTCTTTCAGCCGTAAAACTTTTTAAGCCGTTCAGCATCTGGGAAGCACTTGCAGGGGCTTGCTTTTCTTCCGGGCGGTTTGTGACCCGGAAATATGCCCCAGTAGTCAAGTCCTTGTACACGCTGCCGTACTCAATAGGCACATCTTTACGCACAATTCCGGTATATACGCTGGTCACGCCCTGCGCTTCGGCCTGCCGTGCTTCAAGGCTGCTGTCCAGTGCAACATAATTCGCAAACTCTGCGCCCTCTCTCCACTCGGTAGCATAGCCGCCTTCTCCGTCAGGCTTTGTCAGCTTGTCCATGATGATGCAGCTATGCGAAAAATCATCTAAAAGGCTCATAGCTTTCTCCATTTGTTCAGTTGGGACGCAAACACACCCTGCCAGCCCGTCACAGAGCCGCCAGAATTGCCGTTTGCGCTCGATTTGGTGTAACTATACCCTGCAAAACTCTCGCTTTGAAACGGGCTGTTTGCAGCGTTCTCATACTTGTTGCGCCATGCTTCCACATCCTCAACCAGAGAAATAAAGGCAGCTGGCACAGCCAGCGCCCACACAGCACCGTCAAACGTTTCATCGGTCAAGCCGCCAGCACCGTACTGGTGCACGCCATCGTTGAAAACGCTCCCGATAATGCGGAAATATTGCCCATCAACTAAAAAAGGCAGCGTAATGCTGCCGTCCTTGATGGTAAATGTGCCGCTGTACGCGCCATCCGGAACCTTAAACCAGTTCCGGCACTCTCGCATCAATTCTTCAAGCATTACGCTGCCTCCTTTTTACTGTTCTGCCTTGACAGTTTTTGCGCTCCGGGTTTCTGCGGGCGTAATGGTGGCAACAGCGATGCCGTCCAGGTACTCTGCCCACAGCTTCATGCCCATCAGAGCGTACATATCGCCAGTTGCGCGGCTGTAGTCGCCGTCAACATGCACACCAATCAGGTTTGTTTCGCCCTCGACGGTATAGTTCAGGCCCAGCTTGGCGAAATCGCTGTCGGCGGGGTCGATGTAATACAGGTCGATATTCTCAACAGGCACGGCGATAACCTTGTTCTTTGCAATGTACTTTTCGGGCAGCAGGAACAGGGTGGAATAACCCATGAAATTCTGAACATAGGTCAGGCCGAAGGCGGTCTGCGTGGTGATTTCCTTGTCGCCCAGATAGCCGTAGAAGTCCAGAATGTTGGCAAAGCCTACAACCTCGGTTACATCACGATCCATGCTGGCGAACTTGTCCAGCACGTTGCCCTTTGCCAGAGCAAGGCCCTGCTGCCAAGTGGTAGCAGCTACAGCCAGAGAGCCAGTGTTCAGGAAGGTGTAGAAGTCGCCCAGAACCTTGTTCTGCAGGGCGACAAGAAACGCCTCGTCGGTCTTTTCAACGGCAACATCTGCGCCGTACTTGGCGACTGCCTCAACGGATACGCTCTTAGCATACTTGGCAATCTCAATGTCGCCGTAGGTTTTGGGCTCGACCTTCATCTTGGTCAGCGGAATCTCATCGCCTTCGGCAACGGACGTACCGCCAGCCAGAGTGCCGTCAACAGCGGCCTCATAGGAGACCAGCTTCGTGCCGGGGGCCTTGCGGATGGGGCGCATAATGCCCATGATGGTGCGCAGCGCGTCCCAGTTCTTGCCAAAGCGGGTGACGAAGTCAACCTCGCGGGCGTTGACAGTAATCTGGGCGGCGGTAGTCAGGTTAGTTTTTGCAGCCATATTTTGGCTCCTTTCTGTTAATCGTCAGATTCGTTTTGCATGAGGTTCACAAGCGCCGCCTGCCGCTCGGAGGTGGACAGTACATAGCGGCCCTTGTCGTCCGTCTTGTAGATGTCCTCCCGCGTCAGGGCCTTGCCGCCATTGTTGGCAGGGGGAGTAGACGTGTCTGCGCCTTTGGTGCTGCTCTTGGTGATGTACTCGCCATAATCGGTCTTGAGGCTCTTTTCAAGCGCAGCTGCGTCTTTGATAGCGCCCTTGTCATCCAATTCCAGTTTGTCAAGCAGGCCGTCTCCCTTTGCAAGGCGTGCGACAGAGGAAATCCGTTTTTCAGAAATGCCGATTTTCAGCAGGACGTCTGACAGTGCCTTTTCTTTGGCAGCCGTTGTTTTTTCAGCGTCTACGTTGGCCTTGTAGTCCTCAAAAGCCTGATGCTCGGATTCATACTTAGCCTTGTAACCGCCGTCTCCCTGCGCTTTCAGGTCGTCCAACTCCTTCTGAACGCCCGGCAGCTTTTCTGCATCGGCTTTATACCGAGTGACGTCGTCCTTCAGCGGGTCAACAACGCCCAGATGGAGCGCCACCAGCTGATTTTCAATTTCGTCAGTGCAGCTTTCGCCAATGATTTTACGGATTTCGGCGCGTGTAAATTTTGCCATGTGGGTTCTCTCCTTTTCTTCGGTGGCGGTTCTTCGCCATTTGAGTTTTATTTATTCAAAACAGCAGTGCTTCGCTGTTTTTGCGTATAAAAATAGCAACCGCCGAGAAAGTCTCGGTAGTTGCTAGGTAAACTTGCCTTTTACGGTTTCACTTCAACGCTAGGCAGCACATTTGTGTGGAAATACAGCTTGTAATGGTACGGGTCTGTGTGTGTTCCTGTGATATCTTCGACAACATACATAGTGTAGCTGTTTAGGTAGATGTAATTTTTCCTGTAAGTATCGGGGCCAACCTTTACAGTGCAGACAAGCTCGTTGCTGGAATTGTTGGAGATAGACATATATCCCTCGGCTTCCATAATGACCTTGTCTGTTCTGGCGTTGTATACTGTGATTTTTCGTTCGCTCTCAAAGTAATCGGCCTGTTTAGAAATATTGGAGTTTGCTCTATCGGCTTCGGAGCAGCCACACAAAAGCAAAAATGAGGCCATAACTACGATTGCGATATAAAGAATCTTTTTCATGTGCTTTCCTCCCAATAAAAAGAGCCGAGAGGCTTATTTGCCTTTCAGCTCGGATTCAATTATTTTCTTGTACTGGTCTACATGGTCTGCGACAGCGGGCTTGATGTACGGTTTAGCGCGTTGCCCGTGCGTCAAATGCCAATCGCCTTTAGCGTCTTGATATAACCACGGCGTTTGTCTGCCGCCCGGATAATAAACGCCGGTGCCGCACTCAACGTACACGCCGTATTCGCTGTTTGTGCCCACGTATGCAGCCCGTTCTCCGCTGTCTGCTACTGTATGAGTAATGCTGTTGCGCAGATTGCCAGTGTCAACGGGGCATAGCTTTTTAGCATATCCCTCTGCTACAAGGCCACATTTTTCGAGTGCTCTTCCAACAGCAGCATCGAGCGCTTCCAGCACCTCAGCGCTGTGGTCTTCAAGTGTGATTTTCATTGCACGTTAATCCTCTTCAAGTGCTTTGTAAAACGCCTCATAGGATTCCTTTGCTTTTGGTGGCGCGTCACTTGTCAGTACATACTTTTTGACAGATGCGTCAAATCTGAACCATTCTTCATTTTCCATAAAATAGGGCATATCTTGGAACATATTACGCCTTTCCGAAATATTTTTTTATTATATTGGAAACCGCCAAAGAATATTCGCTCGGATTTGTGCCAACTTCCGCATCGGCAAAGCATTCCGCAACAAATTCGTCCGCATTTGTCAGAGAGTAATCACTAATTTTAATGCTGTCGTATTTCTTTTTTGCTGTCGCAATTGCTTCTCTGTCTGCGTCAGTCACTTCACCTGTTCCAAAAATCATTTTGGTTTCAATCGGTTTACGGATTTTGTCATAGTTGTCTTTTGCTGCTTGCACTGTGTTACAGTATTCGTCCCAAATCGGTTCGATTTCTTTTCTCGCCTTTTTAACTGCTGTAAAATCAACAAGTGCAAAATTTTGCGCTTTTCCGGGTAGTTTTTCTCCGATATTTAACAAGCTGTGTCCATATTCGTGCGTAATAACATATTTTATTTCATCGCCCGACGCAAATTTAACGCAATACCCTTTTTGCGAAAGGTCAAAAATATGTTTCCGACCAGAATCTGTTACTTTCAGCGGGTTTATTCTCATTTCCGCGCTGCCCAGCCCCCATTGATGGTTTACAACTGCAAAAGCGTGCGAAAGCAGACTGTCGGTTTTGTCCATTACGGTAAGCTTTGTAAGCGGAGAATAATATCGGTTTCCGAGGCCGTCAATCGCGTCTACAATGCTAGCAGAAACATTTTTGTCAAGTTTGGAAATTTTGACGGTATCAAGAAGTGTATTATTTTCAATGTCTTGTGCTTTAACCTCCACACCGTGACCGACAAAGCGTTTTCTGTAGTCGTCCCACGCACTCCATATGGATTTTCTGCCTCGTAGATCAATATTTTCCTGCGCTTTTTCTTCTTCTTTCTTCCACCCCGCCCACTCTGGATAGGTCATATCTTTTACAAGCACAGATTCCCCCGTTTCGGGGTCAATAGCTCGTCTTCCACCGCTGCCTGTGTCCTCACCGTCAACCTCTGCAATTTGGGTGCATCGGCAGTTATACACAAGAAAGCCCGGCGCGGAACTGTCGCCAGGGTACATAATCTCGTACCCGTCAACCTTAAACGGCTTGTCAACGTCTACTGTCTGGCCGTCCAGCATTGCGTGTGCGTGGCGGGTTCGGTTGTCCAGCGTTGTCAGCCAGCGTTTTTTGAGCTTTATGCCCATATCCTGTGCGGCACGGTAAGTGTCTAGCCGCCCCGCGTTTTGCGCCCCCGTGACAGCCGTCCGTGCCGTTCTGATGGCGCTCGTGCGGTTCATGTTCTGCATACGGCTTTGCAGGTCGTTTGCCATTCTTGGAATGCTTTTGCCTTGCAAAATGGAGCTCGTCACGCTGGCTGTAATCTGTTGCTTGCCGTACTTCAAATCAATGCCGCGCTGCAATGCCCGCTGCGGTGGATAATACGGCATAAGGTCAGGCTGTTCAACGACCAACCGTCTGACCGTCTGTTCGTCCCACAGCGTAAAGTCTGCGCTGTCTGAAACCTGCTCAATCTTGTATGCGGCATAGTTGCGATTGAGCGTGTAAATGCCCGGCGTGGCGTCATTGACGTAGGCCACAGCCGTTGCATTTGCATCGATGTATCTTTCTGCCACCTTGTCCCGCAGCGCCGTAAAACGCTTGCCTCGGCCCATCTGCGCAAGCCGCCATTGATTATACTGCTGGTCTGTAATTTCGCCTGCATCCAGTTTGTCTTTCATGGCAGCGTCTCGCTTTTCGAACTGCTCAAAGTAAGCGTTTACCGTGTCTGACAGTTCGTCTGCTGCCTGTTGGTATATAGCAGAAATGCGACGCTCAAGCTGTGCAAGCTCGACGTCGGTCATTCTGTGGGCATAATCAGGTTTCGCCATTGCCGTTCATTCCTTCTCCCGGCTGGTTCTGCGGCTCGTTAGGTGGCTGGTTAGTAATTGTACGGTCTAGCTCCTCGGCAGCCTTGCGGCGCATCAAGTCTTCAAACTGGTCTGCGTCGCCGAGGATGGTCAATAGCTTGCGCGTGATGTACTCGTCGTCGTAATATTCCGCTCCGAGCAAGACCGTCTGCGCCTCTTCCTGCTTGTTGATAATCTGGTTGCGCGTGTATGTCGGATCGTCATCAAGCCCGGCAACCGCCAAAATGCCCTTTATGCAGCGCGTAACGTAGCTTTCAAACTTGTCCGTTTTCAGGTCGAGTGGCACATAACTGGCCTTGATGGCCGTTGCAGTTTGGTTGCCAGCGCTGACAGCGGCAGAATCAAACGCCTGGAAGTCCTCGTATAACTTTTTGGTGAGCATATCAATAGTCGCCTGCGTGCCTTGGAACGGCGCTTCGATGCTCTGTGGCGTGGCCTTCGCGCCCTCGTCACCGTCAGCGTGGGCGACATGGGTAGTTTTCAGACGCTCAATGAACTTTGTATCGTCCTGCTCGTCCATGCCTCCGCAGTTGGTCAGAACCCAGAAAATCAGGTTTCCCTCGTCAACGTTGTTTACCATGTTGGAGCTTGCAAGGTCGAGCGCGTCAATGGTATTCTGTCGCCCCTGTAGCTCGCTGTGGGCCTGCTCTCCGTTTTTCAGCGGGATAATAGGAAATCCGGGATAGTTCTCACCGTCATAAATTTCTGTGCCGTCTGCCTCGCTGGTGCGCAGCTTCAGCTTATAGGCGCGTTTCGGCTTTAGAATTGCCATATCATCGCTCTTGGGCTTTAGATACTCTGTGTAGCCGTCAAGCTCGTACAGCGTGGCGCGCAGTGGCTTATTGTCTGCCACCTGCCAGAAACGGATTCCGGCTTTAATAGAGCCGTCTTCCTCGTCGTACAAAGGAACAAATTCCTCTGCTGCGAACACCTGCACATGGTCGAGATTCCAAAACACAAAGGACTGCCCGTCAATCAAAGCATGGCGGGCAGCGTCCATAATATCTTCATCAAACGTCGCACCCAGCGCCTTTTCTGTCTCCGGCTTCTGAAATGAAACGCCGTTGCCCAGCAAATACGAAACTTCTTGGTCTACGGCCAAGCCAAAGAACTTGCTTGCAATCTTGTGATTTGCCGTGTACATGTCACGGTGCGCCTTGCCCTGCATGTCGTAAATGATTTTCTCGTATTTGTTGATTGTAGGGTTTTCTCCGTGGTAATACTTGTTGGCGTTCGCTGCAAGGCGTGTGCTATGGTCGGCCTTATACTCGTTGATTGCGCCCAGTATGAAACTCATTCGGGCCTTTTCGTCCTCGCCAACCGCTACAAAATCTTGGTATGTTTTCACGTCTTCTCACCGCCTTTACACGAAAATGCTCTTGTATCTGGTTTCGGCGGTGTCTCCCGCCTTGTTCGCTGTGCTCTCCATCGCATAACGCACTGCGTCAATGTGATGGTTGTTCAAATCCGGGTAGCCTTCCAGCACTTCTCCTGTCTTGCCGTCCCGCTCGTATTCATACTCGCTGAACTCCTTTGCCGTGTCCGGGCATCGCACGGGGTCTATTACAATAGCATCAAGCATCTGCAGCCACTTTGTACCGTATACAACAGACTTTGGCCCTTTTCTGGCTGGGAATGTCTTCACGCCGTACTTGTTGTAATCGGCGATGGACTTTGGCTCGGCACTATCCGCGCAGACTTTATCCTCACGCGTCAGACCTCTATCCAAAAGCAGTTGCGCCGTGTCTCTGTTGCTGGTTCTGCGCCGCGTTAGCTCGTCGAAGATGTAAAGCGTGCGCCGCGCTGCATCAAAGTGCATTGCATTGTATGCCCACGGGTCAGGATACCAGCCCCAGTCAACGCCGCGCTTGATTCTGTCGAATGTTTTCAACTGCTCGTCTGTGATTGGTTGAATTTTCAGGTTTTCGAATACCGCTGTGCCGCTGCCGACAACCTCGCCCAGATACTCGTGCCGGTAGGCCGTTTCGTTTGTGCGCTGCAAATATTCCGCATCGGCCAGAAACCGCTCTCCGAGCCATTCTGCGGGCGTCGTTTTATAGGTGGAATGATGTATCAGCTTTCCGTTGCGGGCTTTCAGCGCGTACCCATTTGCCCAGTTCCGCGCCATTGCAGGCGGGTTGAAGCTCTTGAACGTAATAAACCAGTCACCGCCGCGCAAGCAGGACTGCTCCACGTTTCGGATTTGCTCTTCCCCGTCAAACTGGTCAAGCTCTTCAAACCAGCAGATGCCGATATAACCAAACGGCACTTTGATTGACTTTACCTTGCCGGGGTCATCAACGCCGAAAAAAAGCACCTTTTGCCCTGTTGGCAAATAGGTGCATTCCATCGGGGAGACCGTGCAACGGAAATGGTCGTGCAAGCCAAGCTCATTGATTGCCCAGACGATTTGCGCATAGACGCTTGTCCGCAGCGTGTTGCCGACTTTGCGGAACACTGCTGCATGGCATTGCGGATGCTTTAGCAGCTGCAAAATCAGCTCTATGCTGATATAGCTTGATTTGGTACTGCCGCGCCCGCCCTTTGCGACAAGCTCTTTTACATTGCCTTCCTTGATTTCACGGTGGACTTTGGCGAAGCAAGGGGAAACAACGCCAGATAACTTACAAGTCATCTATGATTAGCACCTCGCTATCCTGCTGTTGTTCCGGCTTATCCTGCCATCCGAAATTTGCTCGCAAGCTGAACTGTGCGCCGCCGGAGCCGTCTTTGTCATACAGTCTTTCTTCGGCGTATTGTTCGCATTTAGCCTTTGCGCGCGTAATCGCGTCAACGAATTCTGGTTTGTTTTGGTAATTCAAAAGCGCCTGCCTTGATGTGAACCCAAGTGCAAGCGCCAATCCTGTTACAGTAGGCGGCTTTTTATCATCATAGATGATATAGCCGTTTTTATTTCGCATCGGTTCGCCATTACCGTCTAAAAACGGCTGTCCTTTGCAGGCTTCAAAGTAGGCATCAATCTTTTCTTGCATTGCCTTTACGCTTCTGTATTTAGGTGGTGCGCCCACCGGATTTTTTCTTGATGCCACTTTATCACCTCGCTTTACAACACAAAAAGCCCACACAATTTGTGTAGGCTTGATTCCCCCAAAACCCCTTTGCGCCGGAGGAAAAGCGCGTTCCCGCCCTGTCGGTATATGCTTTGCCGACCTCACCCGTTGCGGGGAGCAAATCCGCAACGCTTTTTTCATCCGCTGCATTTATCCCCGCGTGCGGATTCGCGGTCTCTGCTTTGATGTTATGGGTTTCGGCGATGCGTAACTGCGTCAGTAACGGAGTCCACACAAGCAGATGCCGAACGGTTTTCTCGATGTCACCGTAAAAACGTCCCCGAACTTCTCCGCTTTCAAAATCGGTGTGCAATCGGGTATGCGCCCTCTCGTAGTGGGCTGTGCACCGTCGCTCTTCCGGTGTGTCAGTTATCTATCGCGTTTCCTACGCCGGGCTTTCACCGGTGGGAGCGACCCAGCTTTCACCGCTGCCGGAATCGAACCGGCCCCATGCCAAATGGCTGCACTCTTCAGGTGCTGTGCGGCATATAAAAGCCCCGCAGTTGCGCACTGTCAGTAGGCTTGCGGGGGTTGCCTAGCTTGGAACGGAATGCGCTTGCACTTGCCTATTTACCAGCATCATCGGCGTTGGTACTGCACATAGGTCTTGCACCTTTGCCACGCCGTAGCTTGCGGAGCGCAGCGCACTTGCCGTATTGACTTGTCATGCCAAGTTTGCGGCTGGCTATGCAGCAAATAAAATGCCGGTCTTTCCCGGCTGTCAGTATCGAGAATAGGAGGTTTTGCTATGAACTGTAATGTACCCTCTTTACAGTTCCCAGCATATTCATAATACCACTTGACAACGTCCCCACAGTTACCCTTTTTTCTTGTCCAAAAGCCAGAAAAATTTTCTTCTGCTTTCGTAAAACTGCCGTCTGCCGCAATACACAGGCTGGTATTCGTAAGCCGCACCCTCTGTTACATTTTTCAACAGAGCGCGCCAGTTTAAGGGGTCTGCTTCTCTTGCCGCGTCCTCAATGATTCGGACATCTGTGCTTAACTTTAGCGCTCTGTCCGCCTTTCTAGCTGTTTGGTCTGACTTTCCGTTTCCGTGCGGCAAACCGTCATTTGAAACAGCATCAAGCCCTCTTGCGCTAGCAATTTCCAACCGCATTTCAGCGTATCTTTTGCAAAAGTGCTTTAATTCAAGGTATCTTTCTTTTGAAATTCCATATTCATCTAGGTTGAGCGGTCTTTCTCTCATTTTTGCTCCTTTCTTCCATTTTCATGCAGCGCGGAAGCGTGCAAATATTGTCATTCTTCCACTCGCACGTCGCGCAAAGATGTTTGCGGGCGTATTCATCAACTAGTTGCTGTTTTGTCATGGGGTCACCTCCTGTGGTAGAAGTCATTTTAGAAGCCTCCTTATGATTCTATAACATGCAATGCCAATGCGGGTTACGACCAGCAGCGGCCAGAAAACAAGGACAATAACGTTGTCTGCGCCGTCTACGGTGTCCATTCTGTCTGTGTGGTTGATGTACAGGACGGCGAGCAGGCCGCACAGGTCGTAAACACAGACGGCGGCGATAACAAAAATAATGGTCATGGGGTCACCTCCGGGGGTTCGGGGAGCGGCATCCAGTGGGTGACGGATTCAAGCATAATGTTGGTATATCCATACGGCAACCACCGCCAGTTTATGTATTCTTTTGTAACAGAATCCCACCATTCAAAACGGCTTACAAGCCGACGGGCAAAAAACGTACCATCATTTTCTGCGTTGTAAACAATAACCTTTTCGTTTGGATTAGGCAGTCTGTCTTTAACGCTTATCCAGTCAGTCATCTGCGCTCACCATCCTTTTTTGTACGCTCACCATCCTTTTGCCGCATTCCGGGCAAAAATTATGAACAGCGAAAGAGATTGCATTACAAGCTGAACATACAACATTTGTGCTCCCGGCGCTATCTCTTATCCAATGCGCCGTAGGCCGCATGGATTCCGGGTCGATGATAGGTGCTTTCTTGGCTTCGTCTACGATGAACTTCATCCCAGCGTCGTAACCACGCGCATAGGCCGCTTTCTGTTCAGAAAAGCAATTCCTGCCGCCAGACCATGTGAAATGCGCACCGTCATATTGTAAGACTTCTTTAATGTCAATCAGCCGAACTGGTTCTTTCGGCTGTCTTGCGCCCGGAATCGGGCAGTCTATTGTTGTGTTCATTCTTCTCCTCTCTCCTTGTCGCCAGAAACGTATGCTCCACTAGTAAAATACAGATTCAGCAACTTCATTGCATCGCTATTCTGCCCGCCGTATACTGACCATCCTTTTTCTTTCAGCTTGTTAAACAGCGATGTAACTGTATTTGCGTATTCTTCCCAATTCATTTTTCTCCTCCGTGTGTATGTTCCGTGCTGATATCTTCTCCCCGCTTCTGCGTCGCTTCGCGGCCAGCAGATACTCCCAGGGCGTAGAATACAACAAACAGAGCGGCAAGCGCTGCACCGCCGATGATATTTGCTAGGATGGTCATTCGGTTACCTCCTCATTCCAGTAGTCGTCACGGCACCTATCACAACGGCAAGTGATACTCAAATAACCGTACTTGGCGCATCGCAATGGTTTCAAGGTTTTGTCTAATTCGCAAGGCAACAAACGAGTGATGGTGTTTAAATACGCATTCGGGAACTTCTTCAAGAACTCACTCTGGCGGGTCTTGATGGGGTGGTCTTTTGCCCATTGCTCGACTTTTGAAATCGTTTCTTCAATGCTTTCACCTGAATTGTCGTCGAGCCTAATCATGCGCATGACCATGCACGCGCCCTCTTTACAAGCAGGACATTTCTTACAGCCTTGATCTTTGCATAATCTGTTTGCCGTCTTAAAAAATTCAACTGTGTCCATAGTCTCACTCCTTATCCAGCCCGCGGGCTACATACTGCCCATAGGTCAGGACCAGGGCGTCGGCTTCGCGGGTACATTGTTCAATAGGTTTTATGGTTTTCTTCGGATTGGGATGCGCAGCGGGTTTCTTGCTTTTTTTCAAAACACCGGCAACCCTGCGGCGCTGGTAAGATGCTTGCGCGCTTTTGATATTGCGCTTGCGGATGCAGGAATCGCAATAGCGCTTTGTGGGCTGTACATCCCACATGATTTTCCCGCAGGTCTTGCAGAATTTTGTTGTGGTCATAGCGGCTCCTTTGTCTTGGGTGCTTCAATGCCGATGCTTTGCAACGTTACCTGCGCCCAGAGGTCGGCAAGCTGGTCATTGCGGTACTCGTTGTATTTATCAGCAACGGGGCCTGTCATTGCATCCTGAATCCGTTTCAGTGTGCGGGGAGAAAGACCGACCTGATAGCACGCCAGCAGACACAGATAGGTGGCGCGGGTGGCAATGTCGTCGCGCTCCTTCATGACAGCTTCCTGCGCACGGCTCTGGATGCCCTGAATTTCAGCTTCTGCATAGGCGTCTATGGCTTTTTGCATGGCCGGGGTGGGATGAAGTCTGGCTTTCATGGGTTCACTTCCAATTCTTCAATAAAAATTTCGGTGCGGGGGTTGGATTTGTCGTACATCACGCGGGAGCCGTCCACGCTGGCGATGATGGTGTTATTGTCGTCTGCAAGGATTTTGGCGGCAACAAGGGTGTCATGGGCGGCCTCCATCAAGTTCGTTAGGTCTACTTTGCGGCGGGTCGGCATATAGAACACCGTGGCGACGCGGTAGCGGCCCGCCAGCGGGGCTTTCGGCTTTGGGGTGAGATACCCCACATAGCTGCCTGTTCGTACTTCTTATACTGCCTGCTGGGGTCGATGAACGGCTTGCCGGTGCGGTGGTTGGTAAGGATTTGCTGGGAGTTCTTTTTGGTGATGGGAGGCAGTGAGATGATGTATTTTAAAATCATAAACTGCCCCACTGTTCTGCCATTGCAGTGGCGATACCGGGGAATGTTTTGCTCCTCACTTTTGCCGAGTGGCTGAAAGTGTCTTCCCATGTTCTTGCTTTTCCGCTCGGCATCATACCAAATATTGCGGCGTTGTCTGGCTTTGGCAGACCAGTTCCGCGCAGCGGAGGAAGGTTGACAAGCCATAACGACGTTGCTTTCGTGACGTAATTTTCCGTATCATCTGTGGACTTTGCGAACATATACGGCGAAACCGTTTGGTCTGGCTTTCGATATGCTGTATTCATAAACCCGACGGGGTTTTCGATTGCAATTCGTTCTGCGTTTGCTGTTAGAAATTGCATAAAAAACACAGCGCCTTTTGCCCTATCTGCCCAACGTGCAACCACTTTTTCTGGAGGTGTACACCGTAGGGAAAAGCTGCGCGTTGCAACATTACTAAGATACGTGCAAGGCGGGTGCGCAATTAGCAAATCCCACTTGCCTACATCATGAGCCTTTCCGTCCATCGTTACGATTTGCCCCCCCCTCGATTGCTTTCAAGGCATCGCCTAAAATATGCCATTCCGGGTGTCCACCAGACGGCTCCTGAATATCGCAGGAATACGCTTCATGCCCGCGTTCTCGGAACTCCTTGCAGACTGTCTGCGATTCTTCACAGGCAACTAATACTTTCACGGTACAATCTCCTTTACTTTCGCGTTTCATAATCAAAACGGCAGGTCGCCTTCATCCTCAATGAGGGCAAAATCATCGGTTTGACCATGAGAATAGGCAGGCGGTGCTGCATCAGGTTCCCCCTGCGTGCGCTGTGCGGCGTTCTGCGGGGCGGGGCTAGTACTTTCCTTACTGCCGCAGAAACTCACGTTCTGAGCCACGATTTCAACGGCGGTGCGGTTGTTGCCGTTCTTGTCCTGATAGCTGCGGCTCTGCAGACGGCCATCAATGGCAATCAGAGAACCCTTCTGGAAATACTTGCAGACAAACTCTGCCGTGCGGTCCCAGGCAACAACGTCCAGCCAGTCTGCCTGGCTCTGGCCGTTGGCGTCACGGCGTCCGCGATCACAGGCGATGCGGAACGACGCAACATTCTTGCCCGTCGTAGTCTGGCGAAGCTCCGGGTCACGCGCAAGGCGGCCCATAATAGCAACAACATTCAGCATATTTTCACCTCAACATGAAATTTTCTCTTGCGCACGCCGCCCCAACAAAGCTCGTTTGTATCCTTCTGGCGCCGCATCGCCAAGCTGCACCACGCCAGCAGCAAACCATTCCGGCAGCGGTATGCCGAGTTCTGTGTACCTGTCCCATGCAAGGCGCATAGACCAATTATCGGCGACATTGTATGCGCTGTATTTGACAGCAACTTCCCGCACCTCGCTTACAGTTGGCTTGAATCGGTGCGTTTTGGAAAGCTCCTGCACAGCTTTTAGCGCGGCATTGTAGGGAATGTCAGAAAGCGATGCCGCCCATGCTTTCGCAGTTTCCTCGGCGTTCGTTTTGCTGCAAATGTTATCCCAGTAGTTCATAGTTAGCGACAGAAGCGCTGCCGTCTGCTGATAAGTCATCTGCCATGCCTCCTTTCGCGATTTCCCACAGCTTTTCCTGTGTGGTTTTCATCTGCTGCCGTTGTGCAGCGCCTTTCTGCTGGCTTCTGGCCTCTTTCTCGGCAAGATACGCCGCGCGGGTTGTAATGTTCTTTTGCAGGCAGTCACGCAAAATTGCCTGCGCATAGCCCCACGAGCGCTTATTGTTGATAGCTGCCTGATTGATTGCCTCGCAAACAAGGTCAGGTTCTACCTGCTCCAGATAGCCAACAATGCTATCAAATGCGGCACGAGGTAGTGCGCCGATGTTCTGCTCGTAGCACTCGACACACTGCTGCAAGCTTTCCGGCGCGTGCGCGGTAGTCGTAGTAGTAGTAATAATATTTTGTTCTTTGTTCTTTGTTCTTTGTTCTTTGTATTGGCTTGTTTTGCTATCGTTCGCTTGCGAACGCTTGCGTTCGCTATCGTTCGCTATCGTTCGCTTTTTAGCGTTTTCTGAATTCTTCCTGCATTTTGCGTTGTACTGTTCTTGAGATACCTTGATATTACGGGTGATGAACCGATACGCAATCACTTCCTTGCCAGTGAGCGGCTCGGGCCGTTCTGCTCCTTCGCAATAAGCGCAAAGCGCATACATAAGCCGTCGAAACTCACCGTCCGAAAGGTCGGACGTATCTTCCATATACCCGGGATAAAAAGGGATATATTTCAATTCAGCCATATTCAGTTGTCCTTATCTTGATGACAGTGCATATAAATGTACTCGGAATGCGCTGTCATGTTCTGGTATAGCCAATCGTCGGCTTTCTCTTTACTCAAATGCTCGTGCATCACGCGCTTTTCATACACAAACTCGCCGTTAATTTTCTTTTCGGCTATGCGGTCTTTAATGTCCGCTTCTGTGTAGTTGGCTTCGACGAGATAGAGATTATAGCCTTTGGCTGTTATTCCGTTCAGATTGTTTGCGTCGGTTGCATAGAACAATCTTTCAACGGGAGGCTGCGGCAGCTCTATATGCCAGCAGCAATTTTGTACATCATGCTTTGTTTCCTGCGCCTTAATTCTGCACAGATTCTTGTAGTTGTACCAGCGTTCTGTTCGTATCACGTCAATCTGGCTCATTTTAACGCCAGCATTCACGAGGGCTGCACATAACCACACACAGCACGCAAAACGCAATGTGGACCGCTCTCTGGCGAGCCTGCGAAGCGTGGCGGGGTTGAAGTGGTCGCCGTGAATATGTGTGAGCAACACGAGCTTCAGGCATTTGTAATCGTCCGTCAACCGAGAAAATGGAACGCCGCAATCAATCAATATTGAGTTTTGAATGAGAACGGCGTTCCCTTGGCTTCCGGTTGAAATAATCTTGCAGTCCATCTTACAGGCTGCTCAAGTCGATTTTCTTCGGCTCGGCGGCTGCGGTCTGGGCTTCAACTGCCTGCTCGGTCTTGGGCTGTTCAATCTGCGCTGCAGGCTGTGCGGCGGCTTCAAGGCGTACATCCTTTGGGGAGGCCACCCGCTCTGCGATAAACTGGCCGTCGTTGTCATGCGTGATGGTGTCATCATGCTCAAGTGCCGTTTGCATATCAACGCTCATAACGCCCCAGCGGGAAATAAGCTGACGAAGCATGGTTTTCTTTGCCATGTCGTCAAAGTTCTTGTACCAGAACGAGGAATATCTCCACATTTCGCTCTGTGGAACTTTCCCGGCGAGCAAATCCTCATAGCCTTTGCGACTGAATGCCGGGCTGTAGGTGTCTGCATGGGTCATCATCTTTTCTTTGCTCCAATACAGCACCTTGCGGAATCCGTTCAGGTACTCAAAGAATGCCATGTAACCGACTGTCGGCAGGGCATCGCGCACATCATCGTCCTCGATAAACTTAAACCGGGCTTTTCCGGTTTCGGGGTCTTTGCCGCTGTACTCGCCCTGCTTGATAACCATAACATCAAGGTCTTTGTACTGGCCGCTGCGCAATGCCAGCTGGACATAGCCTTTGTAACCAAGCACGAATGTGGCGGTGGTGGTTTCCGGACGAATCATGTTGCCGTCTCGGTCATACTTGGCCTTCTGCTTGAACGGCAAGAGGTAATACTGACCCAACTGCGGGGAAGGGCTGAGGTTGAGCGATTCGCCCAGCAGGGCACCCGCAAGAATCGTCCCTGCATCACACTCCTGCAAAGCGGGATTCACCGCAACGGCGCTTGTAATGCTTGCCGTAAAACGCCGCGCACGGTCCGGGTCGCGCAAGGTGTTGTTGATAAGGTTCTGGTATCCCTGCGTATTGATCGCAACGGAAAACTTTGGTTTCTGTGTCAACTGCTGATTAGATGTCGTCATAGGTCATACCCTCCTGCAAAATAAACTGTTTCAGTTTCTTCAACTGTTCAATGGTGCCGCGAACTGCAAACTTGACTTCGTAAACGTCC